CTTCCGATCTGCTGATCTTCCAGACGGCGGCAACGGTGGCCCATACCGTCGCGGCGGGAGCTATGGCGGCCGCTACAGGGGTCGTGACGGCCGCTCAGTGGCTCTGGAACGCTGCCATGAGCGCCAACCCCATCGCCCTCGTGGTAATCGCCCTGGTGGCCCTTATCGCGGGCGTCGTGTGGGCTTACAACAACATCGGGTGGTTCAAGGACGGCATCAACGCCGCTTGGAAGTTCATCTCGTCCGTGACCATGACCGTCCTCGGCGCCGTCGGCTCCTTCTTCGTCGGCCTCTGGCACGGCATCGTCGCCGTCACAACGGCTGTCGTCTCCGGGCTGGTGTCCTTCTTCGTCGGAGCTTGGAACAACGTCGGGAACTTCACCCGGACAGTCTTCGGGGCCATCGGCGCCTTCTTCGGTTCCGTGTGGCGCGGGGCCGTCGCACTCGTCACCGGGATCATCGTCGGCTACGTGTCATTCGTCCTCGGCGCCTGGAACAACATCGGCAATTTCACCCGGTCGGTCTTCTCCGGGGTGGCCTCATTCCTCGGCGGGATCTGGTCTGGAATCGTCAACGGCGTCTCCGGGATGATCCGCAACGTCCTGAACTTCTTCACCGGCCTGCCGGGGCAGATCCAGGGCGCACTGTCCGGGGCCGCAAGCTGGCTGCTCCAGTCCGGTAAGGACATCATCAACGGCCTTATCAACGGTATCTCGTCCATGATGGGCGCCATTGGTAACGCCATCCTGTCGCTCGTCCCTGGCCCGATTGTCGGCGTCTTCAAGACGGCCCTGGGGATCGCATCACCGTCGAAGGTCTTCCACGGCTTCGGTCAAAACATCGGGCAGGGCCTCGTCAACGGCGTTATCTCCCACGTCTCGCACGTCCGCGCCGCTACTACCCAGCTTCACCGTGCCGCTGCCCCGCGCAGGACGCTCGGCTACCAAGCCTTCGGCGGGTACATCGGCTCGTCCATCGTGACCGGGCTGGAGGGCAAGGCGTCCCAGGTTCGGGCGACGGCCGACAAGCTGGTGAAGGGTGTCCGTGCTGCCTTCGATCACCACACCATCGGCCGCGGCACAGAGAACTCCCTGCTCGGGATGATCGGCTGGGAGAACAACCAGCTTGTGTCCCTGGCGAACACCCGGGATGCTCTGGCCGGGCGCCTGAAGACGGCCTCGGCGTCCCTGGCTTCGGCCTTGAAGACCCGGGACGGGTACGCGGCGACGATCTCCGGTGCCGTCACTGGATCTGTCGACGCGACGAAGTCCACGGATCTCGTCGCTGACCTCACCGCGCAGATTGCCAAGACCCAAGAGTTTGCCCGCACGATGGCCTCCTTGAAGTCCCTCGGCCTCAACGCGGCCCTGTACAAGCAGCTTGCAGACGGCGGGCTGTCGTCCCTGGGGAACGCCGAAGGCATCCTCGACGGCGGCAGGGCCGGAATCTTGAAGATCGACGCCCTGCAGAAGCAGCTTGCAACCGCGGCCGGCCAACTCGGGTCCGTGACGGCAAACGCCCTGTACGGTGCCGGGGTCAACTCCGCCCAGGGACTCGTCAACGGTCTAAAGTCCCAGCAGTCCGCCATCACCCAGCACATGGGCCACATCGCCAACACCATGACGGGCACGATCAAGTCCAAGCTGGGGATCCACTCGCCGTCAACGGTCTTCTTCGGCTTCGGTCAGAACACCGTGGACGGCTATATCCTCGGCACGCAGGACAAGGCGGCGGATCTCGCCACGGCAATGCAGAACATCGTGCAGCTTCCGACGGCGAAGGACATTTCGGCCGGCGCCACGGCACTCGTCCCGCAGATGCTCGCCACGGCTCAGACGCCCGCGGCGCTCGCGGCTTCACAGGCCGGTGGCATCACACAGAACATCTACCCTCAGCCGGGACAGTCTGAGGAACTGATCGGGGAATACTCCATGCGGCAACTCTCTAAGGCAGGCTTCCGATGACCACTGCTCTTGCCACAGTCACCTCGACCTCGATAGTCGTCAACGTCGGGGACGACTCGGGGCTGCTCGGTGACACGGTGATCCACGTTGACGACTTCAAGGGCTGGTACGGCGGCGGCTCGGGTGTGCGGAAGTCCGCGAAGTCGCGGCTGATCGCGCACGGCCAGTTCGCGGAGCGCGGCTACCGTGACGCCTCCCTTATCACCCTGGATGGGATTGCATGGGCGCCCGACAGGGCCGGTGGCGCGAAGCTCGTAGATCTGCTCTCGTCGCTGCTCGCAGACGGCAACGAAGGCACCCTGACGGTCAACGACCCGGACATGGGCACCCGCGCGGCCAAGGTATCGCTCTACGGGCCTCCGAAGATCACCTGGGACACGAACACCGACGTTGAGTTCAGCATCGACATGCTGGCTGCTGACCCTCGGAAGTACTCACCGATCCGCTACTCCAGCACCGGGACCGCCGTCGGCGGCAGCGGCCTCGCGCTGCCCCTCTTCGCCAGCGGCGTCCTCGACTTCGGAAGCTCCAGCGGCTCTACCGGAATGGTGACGCTGGTGAACAACGGCACCGCGGACGCTTCCCCGGTCTTCCAGGTCTTCGGGTATGCCCCAGGGTTCACCATCACCCGGACAGGCAGCGGCGGCACCGGGGCGCGCATCGTCTACGGCGACACCGTGCAGACAGGCAGCTACGTGCTGATCGACTCGTCCGACGGCTCGGTGATGCTGGACGGCTACAACGACCGCTCCGGGCAGCTTGACGTGTCCGAGTTCGAGACGCTGGCCAAGGGTGAGTCCGCGACATGGCTCTTTGAGTCCCCAGGGAACACCAACGCGCAACTCCAGGTAGGGCTGGCAGACGCATGGTGGTAAACAACGAAGGGTACAAGGCGTTCCTCTGCCAAACCACGACGGGACAGGTCAACGCCCGAGTCCCGCTGCTCACGAAGAAGTGGGGGATCAAGCTCAACGACGCAGGCACCCTCAGCATCGACATTCCGGCCATGTCCACCGCCGTCCAGAAGTTCGACCTCCAGTCGATCACCGCGGAGAAGGTGCAGTCCCTCGGGATCTCGTACAACGGCACCATCCTGGAGTGCGGGCCGATTTGGGGATCCAACTTCGACGCGGAGACGGGCAACCTCACGATCAACGCGGCCGGGCTGTGGTCCATCTTCGACAAGCGGAAGAACCTGAACTGGACCCAGTTGCTCTCGGGCATCCCCGCGCAGCGTACGCGACTGGCCTACACCAACATGTCCCTCGGCTCCATCGCTAAAGAACTGATCCGCGTGAGCATCCAGGACAACCCCGACGGCGACCTCAACATTGTTCTGCCGGCCGACGTCCCAGGCACTTCCCAGTGGACCTACAACGGCTTCAACCTGACGTGGCTCGGGGATGATCTGCGGAAGCTGACGCAGGCTGAGATGGGTCCGGACATTCGGCTCATGCCGCGCTTCAACGGCACCAATCCGAACGTCGTGGAATGGGTGCTGACGACCGGCACCCCGACACAGCCGTTGCTCCTGCAGAGCGGATCGGACTGGATCTGGGACGGCACCGTGCCGAAGTCCCCTGTCGTGGGTTTCTCGAGCAAGAAGGACGCGACAAGTATGGCTGACAGGGCTTGGGTGCCCGGCTCCGGGCAGGAACAGAACATGATGCTATCGACCGCCACGAGCAACGCCCTCACGGCCCTGGGGTACCCGTACACGGAAGTGGACAGTGCTGCCAAGACCACTGAGGTTCAAGCCACCCTCGACGGCACCGCGCGGCGGCTGCTCTCGGACAACGCCAGTCCTCAGCTTCAATTCAGCCTGACCGTCCGCGCTGACCGGGCGCCGTTCCTCGGCTCCTACTGGCCGGGCGACATGGCCACCGTGCGCGTCCCGAAGAACCACCCGCACCTCCCGCCCGGTCCCGCCCGGGTCCGCATCATGGCACTGGACGGCGACGACACGCAGAGCGTCAAGGTCACTGTCGCCCCGGTGCTGGCTGGACTCAGCGGCGGCTCCTACGCCGACAGGATCACAGTCACCCCCTAGAATTGGGGCACACCAGCAACAGGAAAGGCCACCATGCCCGCCTACAGAGGCCTCTACGTCAAGGGGAGTTCGGCTACCCCGTCCGTCGGCACTACGCCTCTGGAGGCCCGGCTTGCCCTGGCCGGCCAGATCGCGGAGAACAGCCCAGGCGTCCCCAGGGCCGGGGTGCTGCCGCAGTCGGCCGCGAACCTCGTCACCGCCACAGCCACCACGGCGCCGCTCAGCTACAACATCGCACCCTGCAACGTCATCATTTCGCGCGTGGCCGGTGAAGGCGTCTACACGCTCTCCCTCGTCGGCACCACCGTTGCCAACACCATCGCACCCCCGGCGTCTAACAGCCGGTGGGATCTGATCTACGTCATGCAAAACGACCTCGAGAAAGGCGACGCGGACAACGGGCCAGTGGTCGGTGTCATCAACGGCGCGGCAGCAGCGGCGCCGACGAAGCCGTACGCGAGCGTTCCCGCTGGTGGCTTTGTCCTCGCGGAAGCACAGATCTTCTCGGGCACCACGGCCACCAACGGCGGCACGAACACGCTGGCAAACGTCTGGGCCTACACGGCGCTCCGCGGTCACCCGGTCATCTGCCGCACCCTGGCTGAGCGCAACACCATCACGTCGCCCTTCATCGGGCAGCGGGTGATCCGCCTCGACCGGAACAACCACGAGCAGACCTGGGGCGGCTCCGCGTGGAAGTGGACCTCGAAGCCGGAGCGCTACACGGCTTCCACGTTCGACACGTCATCGGCGGCCGGATCTCGTCTGATCGCCAGCGTCGACAACTGGCCCGGCTACTCGTGGAACATCAAGACCACCATCCGCGGCGCCCTGACGGTCCTCTGCCCGACGGTGGCCTCGGGTACCCAGTCCATCAACGTCGCTGTATCCATCGGCCAAGCAAGCGTCTCTACCGCTCAGGGCAAGGGGCGGCTGAACTGGACCCCCGGATTCTCCAGCAACAACCAGACCGGCATTGCAGAAGCTCAGGACATTGTCATCGCTGGTACGAGCTCCGCGCCTCGTCTGTGGATTGAGAACGTCGCGGGCGCCCTGGCTATGCAGCCGTCGGCCGGCGCCTACGCCTACCTCTACGCTGACGTCCTGCCCGCGGACGACTGACAATGGCTGACGACCCGACAGCGGGTATCCCGCGGCAGACCGTGGAGACCACGGCATCCGGTGAAGTCATGGCCCTGCTGCGGGGCCTGCGGACGGACGTCGACTCGGCGCTCCGCATCGCCACGCTCCGCAATGCGAGCATCAGTGGCGGCGACGGCCTGCGGGTGCTGGACTCCACCGGTACGACCCGCATGTGGATGCGCGGCGACGGCGGCGCCTACGTGGCCCTGGACAAC